AGCCAATTGGCAGAATTATGAAATATTGCTCATTCTCAACCACTTGCAGTTCATTTCTCTCATCTTCACTTTCCGTTGCTTTTGCTTAAATTGTGCATTGCACCAGACACTCTTTTGCCACAATGATGCTGACACTTGGAGCAGACATCTATACCACCAGTAAGTTACTTGGGCACTCCAAGATACAGACAACCGAGATATATGCTAAGATAATTGACAAAAAGAAGGATGAAGCCATGGGACTCATTGATAAGTTCTTTGATAAGTAACAGAAAAGGCACCGAGATTTATTCCCGATGCCTTTTCTTTATATCATTTTTCCTTCATAATGTACAATCGTCTTATATCTAGACGAACCTATATATATATTAACGATATACTTATCACCATTCTTCTTTATTAAGTAAAAACTATCAGAAGAACCATCTGTTAAGTCGCATTTTCTGTAGTTATCCACCAACTCAAAATAATTCAAATACTCGTCTGTTTCAACGAAATATATCTTTTCACCAATCGGAACTTTGTACCAAGTATAACCGAAAGAAATATAAGTTCCATCCTTCTTGGAGCCTATACGAAAATCGGTTTCGTTCTCTATTGCAAACTTATCAATCTGATGTCTAACTCCAGCAACCTCAATATAGTTGGAAGTCAATCCAACCTCTTCACCAGAATCCTTGCTACATGATATCAGCAGCAAGACAAACATCATAAAACATAAAATCTTCTTCATATCTCACACATTTATATTAATAACATATCTTGCAAGGAGTTCTGCCCATATCCTCAGCTTCCTCCTCGCTTACCTCTTCTATTTCTCCTGAGCAACGAGAAAGACCACGGCAATCAGGGTCGCTATGATACTTGGTCGAAGTTTCTCCAGTACATATATATACTGATTCTGATTCTTCTTTATGATTATAATAAATTTGTTTGTTTTCATCACAAATAGAGCAAGAAACCTTACCTTTATCTATAGCTTCTTCTAACCTTATAGATTCAACCTTACCATTTCCAATAGTAAGCCCAGCGCAATCAGAATAATAATGGTAATATTTAGGATTTGAAGAGATATAAAACACTAAATCGTCTAAATCTCTAGACCTAACGTCCCTCTCCATTCCCTTGTATATGGCTATCTCATTTCTAAGGGTATCAACTTCCTTTTCTAAAGTATTGACTCTTTTTCTCAAATATTCGTCTCCACAAGAACAAAGAGTAAAAAGAACAATAAAAAGACATGCACAATACTTCATACCTACCACATTTTAATTATCCGACATTTGATTGTCTCATGCCACCGCCCAAGATAGACAATAGCTGGTCATAGCGTTTCTCTAACTCTTCGTACTTTGCCTTCCAGACAGAATCGTCCTGATGAGACTCTTCTATCTTAGGTTCTTCATGATGAGGAGTCTCAGCAACCATATAAGAAGAATCATCTGCATCTTGGTTACTATACATAGTACCTATCCCACGCATCAACCATTCAGCAGACACGTCAGGAAAGGCAGTCAATATCTTCTCTACGATATTGGCAGCCAAAGTTCTATCACCTCTTAACTGAGGATTTAAAGTAGCTTGCGCCACATTAATCTGTTTAGAGAGAGCATTAACGGAAATAGATTTATCCTCTAAAATCAACTTAACTCTCTGATAAATAGTCGCTTCCATACATTTTACATTTATAAATGTTAACTAATTAATCTTAAAGGGTTACTCTTTTTCGAGAAAATGTTTGGTAGTTTACTCGGAAAAGAGTACCTTTGCACTCGTAATCAACAAGTGCTTAATTATTAAAAGCAAAAATACAACAAAAAATTAAGTTATGCAAACAAAAAAGATAAAAATTATCAAAGTTCCGCTTGAAGGACGAAAAAAACTTGCAGAGCGATATGGTTGTTGCAGAGAGACAATCTTCAACGCTCTTGCATTTAGGAGTCAGAGCAAGCAGTCTGAGGACATCAGGCAAGATGCTTTGAATAAGTACGGGGGAGTTGAAACAGACAAGGTCGTCTTTTATTAGAAAGGAGGTAACATGATAGACCCACAGATAAAAGAGCAGTTAGACCGCATCGAGCAGTATTCGCTGATAGCTGCAAAGAATGTGCTCAACATTCAGGAAGCTGCAATCATCCTTGGCATGACGGTAGAAGGTGTGAGGTATAATGTTAGAAACAACATACTTCCTTACTATAAGCCGAACGTCAACCGACTCTACTTCAAGAAGAGCGAGTTGGAAGACTGGATGATGCAGAACCGCTCGAAGAGTATGGCAGAGATAGAATCAGAGGCAGCAGCCTATTGTACAACCCATTAAAAATATAGAATATGTTCTCAACAGTTATGTTATTATTGTCAATTATCACTTTTTGCGTGATGACAAACGAGATTTACCGCTCATTCAAGGAATGGGGCAAATAAGATATGGTGAGTGAACCTCAAATAAAGTTCATATAGATAAAAATTTAATTAGCGTTATTGATATTGTTTAAGTGGAGGTTTTTTGGAGGTCACTACTCCCACTCACCACAAGCCAGAAATGTTTTATGTTGATGCGTAAGACGCAAGTAGTTCAGTTGGTAGAATAGAAGGTTCCCCATCCTTCGAGGTCGTGGGTTCGAGTCCCACCTTGCGTCCCAATAGCCTGATTCCAAGGCTTCATATCGGATAGGATAAACCTTCCTGAAGAGGTACTCGCAGCCAAGAGCAGCGTATGCAACCACAACATACGATTAGACGAGGAAGTGGCAAGACTATTACCTGCACCGCAACAGGTGGAATTGGGAACGTCTTGGAGTTCACTTGTGAAGATGCAGACCTAATGCCGTGACCATTAAAGATAATGTAGCATTAAGAGGTAGGAGCGCACAACTACAATTCGGTTCTAATGCAGCCAGCATGAAACAGAATAGATGAAATATTGTAACTACGTATTTTAATTTTGCTCTATAATTATCTATAATGTATGCGGAAATAGTGCTGGGAGTCCTAAGCCTCCATGAATGCAGAAGGGAACTTGAAGACACATGTCCTTAGGCGAAATCGTGGCTCGGCTTGTGTCTTTGGGCGCACGGATTGGATTAAAGGCCTCGGACGTGCGCCCTTTTCAATAGAAGTTTTTTCATTAGATTCCATACATTTTGCGGTAGCGACCGCTCAGATTGCAAAGAAAACACTCGACCCACCATTCGTGAGAATCGTGGGGTTTATTTAGAAACTCAAATAATTAAATATTATAGCTTATGAATAACTCAGCAAGTGGAAACTATCCACCAGGCGCAGCCAACGACCCGTCTGCACCTTACAATCAGCCAGAATATCCTGAGTATCAGGACTACGATGTTACGGCATCATTCGTACTTGACAAGTCGTTTACAGTTACCTCTTCTTCTGATGATGAGGAAGGCATCAAGCAAGACCTCATTGAAGAATACATGACACCATTAGAACTCATCAACGAGTTGAAAACAAGATTACAAGGCGAGTTGGAACAAGACCCGACAAACAAAGCAATCAAGAGTCTTATCAAGGAGTGTGATGGTTGGACGTGTGACTGTGACATCTGTGTTGACAACATTTAAAGAATATAGGTATGGGCAACTTAGATTTATACAACAAACTCAAAGTCGTACCGCAAGAAGCGATAAAACCAATTCAGAACGGACGACTGAAAGGTAAGAGCGACATCAACCCAATGTGGCGCATCAAGACGATGACAGAACATTTTGGTGTTTGCGGAATTGGTTGGAAGTATGTTATTACAAAGCAATGGACAGAAACGTATGGCACGGAGACTAAAGCATACTGCAATATAGACCTTTTCGTCAAGGTTGACGGTCAATGGTCAGATGCTATCCAAGGTACTGGAGGTTCATCCGAGGTTACGACGGAACGAAATGGTTCATACGTATCTGACGAATGCCACAAAATGGCACTCACAGACGCACTCTCTGTTGCCATGAAAGCACTTGGTGTTGGAGCAGACATTTACTTTGAGAAAGGAAAGTCAATGGACTATTCCTCAAAGTACGCTATGCAAGAGGATTTAGCAAAAACTCAGCAGCAAGAAGCCAAGACGCAGCAGCAGACCGCTACCCAGTATCACCCTAACGAACTGAATGAAGGATTGAGTTATCTGAGCAGATGTGTCAACAAAGACAATCTGATATGGGTAGTTCAGACATACAAGCCGCTTACCGCCAATCCTCAGTTTATGCAAGCCGTATCAGCCAAGAAGAAACAATTAGGAATACAATAATGACAGAAGTAAAGAAAATTACATTGAATGAACCAAAGGTTACATTCATTGAAGAATCTCATCAGTACTTCCTCGGCAAGAAGGAACTGAAAGGTGTAACAGGAACGCTCATCAAGAAAGCCTTCCCTGACACATACAAGAATATCCCAGAGTCTGTACTGATGAAGGCAGCAGAGCGTGGAGGTCTCATCCACAACACGTTTGAAGCCTTCTGTTCAATCTTCGATGCAGACATCAAGCAGTACCCGAACCCTACCGAAGAGATTCAAGCCTTCCATAGTATGTTAGTCGCATACGATTTACACTATGTAGCATCCGAGTATCTTGTTACAGATGGAGAGAACTTTGCATCTGCTATAGATGGTATCTTCTCTGATAATGAAGGCAACATCTATCTGGTAGATTACAAGACCACCTCCACTCTCCATTACGACAATGTATCTCTCCAGTTATCCATCTATGCAAAATGGTTCGAGGAGCAGAATCCCGACTTGAAAGTGAAGGAGATTGTTTGTATGTGGTTTAAGAACGGACAGAGCAAGTTCCAGCCTCTCCCAAGGGTAGCGGATGAGCAGATAGACGAGTTAATTAACGCTTATCTCACAGACGATGCAGACTATCAGTATAAGGTAGAAGTACCTGAACAGTTCTCGGCACTGGAGCAAGAGTATCGCCTGATAACTGCCCGTATTGATGCGATGAAAATTGTGCAGGACGGATTGAAGGAGAAGATAATGAAAATGATGGAGGCTAACAAGCAGAAATCCATCAAGACTAATATCGGTTCCTACTCTTATGTGGCAGCTACCACCAAGAAGGTCTTCGACACGAAGCTGTTCAAAGATACGGAGCCAGACCATTACGAGTATTATCTGAAGGAAACGGCTACCAAGCCATCGTTAAGAATCAAACTTAATTAAGAATATGAACGTAAAGTTTACAGGCAAGATTATTGCAGCAGGGCAAGTTCAAATGGGAACTTCCCAAAACGGAACTCCATGGAGTTCTTGTGAGTATGTTATCGAAGAATTGAACGAGCAGTACCCTTCAAGAGCCGTTATCCAAGTGTATGGCTCTGACAAGTTGCAGCAGTTCAATATCCAGTTAGGAGAAATCATCACCGCTCACATCGGACTGAAAGCACGTCAGTCTAAGGAAGGACGCTGGTTCAATCAGTTAGACTGCTGGAAAGTTGAACGACCTAATGTTCAGCAGCAAGGTCAGGTTGCTCAGAACCCTCAGCAGCAGAGTGGATATTACGCACCACCTCATCCCCCACAGGTTAATGCGAGCGGTCAAGCTACTCAGCAGGGTGTTCAATATTCAGGAGGTCAGCAACAAAATATCCCATTCCCTCAACGTTAATAAATAAGGTATGGAAATCCATCTTGTACGAACATCAACCGGTCTTCGTCCATACTCGGATGACGATTACGAGGAAATGAAAAAGATAAAGATTGGATCCATCGTCAAGGCGAATATCGTCCGCCCACGCAACGTGAAGTTTCATCGCAAGTTCTTCTCCCTTATCCGTGCGGCATGGGATTGTCTTACAGAGCAGCAGCGCACCAACCTACGCTCAGTAGATACATTTCGTGAGCAACTTCTGATAACATCAGGATTCAGCGAACCGCTCTACGACCTGAACGGACAGAAGTTCTTAGAGAGAGCAAAATCTATCTCCTTCGCCAAGATGGATGAGCCAGCCTTTAATGAAGTATATTCCAAAGTCTTAGACACCATTCTTACCATCATGGTAGCCAATGGTGTTACAGAAGACGAGTTTAATAACATATTACAAAATTATAGTTGATATGACACGTAGAAACGACAAGCGCAACAACAGACATAATCGTCAGCGCAACAACAAAACAGAGTTATCACCATTTGCATCAATGCTTTTCGGAGCACTACTTGGCAAGGGTACGGAAATGATTGCTAAGAAAATGGCAGAAGAAGCAAAAAAGACTCCTGATATTCATGCAGAAGGCATCAGCAATAAGGACATCAACAACGGCAATGCAACCTTATCTAAGTTGCGTATTCCTGCTGATGGTTCGGCAGTTGAGTACCCTATCCCTGATGGTCTTTCTTTCTTCTTCAACGAAGAAGGCAAGTTGATGGTACACAAGAAGCAGGAACAAGAATCCGCTCCTGATACTAAGAATGGCGACCCTATTACTTACGATGATATTTGCAAGGAACTCTTCTTTGGAAAGAACGCATACTGGGTTCATTATAACAAAATCAAGAAAGGTGTTATAAGATATTCTTATAGCGATATAGACAACTACACCAGTCTCGCTCAGGCGAAACGCACGCTTGCTTTCAACAAGTTGCAGAACATCGCCAAATATCTCAACAAGGGCTGGAAACCTGACTTCGATGATACTTTACAGGAAAAATTCTATATTGCTTATACTGGTGATGAACCTGAAAGTGATTTTGAGGTTGACTTACTAAAAGGCTATAGTGTCTATAGCAAAATTAATGAGCCAGCATACGAGTCTTCAATCTACTTCAAGACCTTCAATCTTGCCTGTGAAGCTATCCGTCTGATGGGCAAAGATTCTCTCAACGACCTTTTCAACAAAGACTGGTAATGACATCATACGCTGAAATCAAGGCAAAGTTAGAAGAGGAAGGCAAGAAGATACGCAAGCGTTCATCCTATGATGAGCACAACTTGCAAGCCGCAGAGGTCAGGTATATCCGCGGGGTATATCCTGACCTTGAAGGTGTCTTCTTTGCCGTTCCGAATGGCGGCAAGCGAACCTCACGACAAGCCGCATGGCTGAAAGAAGAAGGTATGAAGGCAGGAGTTTCTGATATGTTGCTCCTGAAGCGCACCTCTCAGTACGGTTTCCTTTGCATCGAAAACAAAACTCCCAAGGGCAAACAGGAACCAGCGCAGAGAGTATTCCAGTTTGAAGTAGAACGGCATGGTGGCAAGTATATCATCGTCCGCTCTATAGATGAATTTATGGAAGCTATCAACAATTATCTAAATGGTGAACTATGACAGAAGAAATCAGACAAGCCATCCAACTTCTTGAAGGAAACGGCTACAAGGTTACTGCTCCTCCCAAGGAAGTCAAAGACGAATACACCTTTGAGCGAGCATGGAACTTGTACGACAAGAAGGTAGGCTGCAAAGCAAAACTCGAAAAGAAGTGGAACTCCATGAGTCAGAAAGACCGCAAGGCAGCTATAGAGTATATTCCATTATATGTACTCTCCCAACCCGACAAGCAATATCGCAAGAACTTCCAGACATTCCTCAACCAGCGAGGATGGGAAGACGAACTTATCGGAGCAACACCACCGCCAGCAGTTATCAACGAGCAACCATCTGAGATAAGCCAACTTATCGCCAAGACAAGGGCAGAACAGGAGCAGAATACGGACGATGCAAAGAATCATGCCCTTCGGCAACGCATCTTTGGCATGATAGAGGTTCTCGACAAGAATCCAAAGAGCTTCTGCAAATCTCAGTTGGAGATATATCGTGATAATGGTACGTTAGAGCGTTTGGGTATAGAGTGGAAACCACAAACATAAATAAAATGATAGCAATCAGCAAATACAACAAGCAGCATCCTCTCAGAGTATTCGAGGCGTTCGCTGGATATGGCAGCCAGAGTCTCGCCTTCAAGTACCTTCAAGAGAACCATCCTGAGTTTGACTTCAAGGTAGTAGGATATTCGGAGATAGAACCTTCTGCCATTCAAGCCTACAGGCTCCTGCATGGGTGGGATATTCCTAACTTCGGAGACGTGACAAGAATTGACTGGAACGAGGTTCCCGACTTCGACTTCATCAGTTGGTCTTCTCCATGCCAAGACTTCTCAAATGCAGGTCTCAGGAAAGGTGGCGAGGAAGGGAGCGGTACACGTTCATCCCTCATCTTTCAGGAGAAGAGAATGCTGGCAGTCAAGAAACCGAAATATGTAATGCTGGAGAATGTGAAAGGACTCCTGTCAGAGAAGATGAGAAAGTACTTCTTCCAATATCTCAGAGACCTCGACTCTTTCGGCTACACGTCATTTTACAAAGTTCTTAATTCTAAGGATTATGGAATACCACAGAATCGTGAACGTATCTTCGTAATCTCCATCCTAAGAACAGAAGACGAGCCGAACCCTGAGTATCATTTCCCTTCTCCTATCAAGTTAGAGACTACGGTTGAGGATATGTTAGAAGACAATGTTTCTCCCGAATATTTCTTGTCGCAACAACACCTCGAAAAGTATCTCTCCAAAGCAGACATCAATGAAGCAATCCAAAAACTCTACCCAAAAGATAGCGATACCGAAAACGGCTGATGGATGCTCAGTTGCAGTTACAGCCAGTATAGGCATGGCAAGTGTAATGAACTTCATTGACACGGCTCATTATCCGAAAGGTGGAGTTTTAATCATCAAGAAAATCTAATGTGCGACAAAATTATAAAGTTAGCCAACCTCAAAATCAAAGGCTGGATAGAGCAGCAGACAAGAGTTTATTCCACCAAAGGAATCTCCCCTACTCTCAATTCTGCTATGGGACACGGAGGTAACTGCATTCCATTATTCTTAATCGTAAAGGAGATATGAGGAAAGCCATTCTCTACAAGGAACGAACATCCGATGGAAGGATGCTACGCAAAGCATACGACACTCATAAGTGCAGCTTCCACGCAAAGATGAAACATAGAACACCACGTACAGACGGACTCAGTAATACCATCACAAGTTTCTTCACAGACAACTTAGTATTAATCGTAAGCGAGATATAATAACAGGAGGAAAGAGAATAACATTCGCAACCATCATGAAAAAAGAAATCATTCACACCGCACCTAATGGAAAGAAATACTCCATCCAAATCAGGAAGTACACTCCAAGAGATTGTTTCCGTCTGATGGGAGTACATGAAGCTGACATAGATAAACTCCTGAGCAAGGAGAAGTCTGATCAACTCATTATCTGTAAGAGCAAACTCTACGCACTTGCAGGAAACTCAATAGTCACCAACTGTCTGACTGCCATGTTCGAGGAACTGATATTTCCATCTGGGAATCACTATCACGACAAGAGCGGTCAGCTATCCCTATTCTAACATGAACATATTCGGATATATCAAGGTAGGCAAGCGAATAAGGAAAGCGCACCGCTTTTTATTTGAAGGCAAAACCCTAGTTTTGTGGTACAAGGGCAATCCAATCATCGGAACAATGATAGATGGAAAATGGTATCAGCAGGATATGAACAGAAATCGGGAGCAATTAATGTTCCAGTCGGAAGTCACTCACGTATCACTTTTACCTTCACCAAATGAAGACAGATAAAGAACAAATCTTAGCCATCATCGCTGAGATTCAGGAAGAGCGTAAGGCAGCGCACATCGTCCCCAATCATGTTCTTGCCACAGAAATCATCAACCGAGGATTCCATCAGCCGCAGCAAGCCCTCAACGAATTATGCGCAGAAGGCAAGATAGACTGGTGCAGAACCCTCAACGATATAGCATTCACTATCAGGTCATAGCCAAGCTATGTGGATTGAAACAAATACTATCAGAAATTTATAAATCAAAAACAATATGGAAGAAAAGTTAGAAATAATCACAAAGGAAGACTTGGAGGTATTATCTAAGCAAGCCTACGAGTCAGCAAAGGATAAGGGCTTCTACCCTGGTATTAGTACTACATTTCACCTGATGTTCATTATCGTAGAAATGGGTGAAGTGCTGCAAGCGGACAGAAAAGATAGACATGGCTCCATCGAAGACTACAAAAGCGAGATTGAAATGGGCAGGGACATTCCGACCGCCTACAAAAACACGCTTGAAGGTACAGTAGAGTCTGAGTTTGCCGACATCGCTATTCGTATTCTCTCGCTCTTGGGTAGCATCATATCAAGCGAGAAAATCGAACTAACAGAAGACGAAGACCTGACAGACGAATACAAATTGGCTAAATTTATCTTTGGGTTTGATTTAGTCGAAGACCTATACAGACTCATCGAAAAGATAGGAGTCTGTGACTTGGATGATTCTCCAAACTGGTATCTCGTCAAGCATTTACAAGAAATACTGATGGATATTTTTGCGATTGCCCATAGTAACAATATCAACCTGATGGAGCACATCAAACTGAAAATGAAGTACAACGAAACTCGTCCGTATCTTCACGGATATAAATATTAGGAGGACAGAATATGTTTGGAATAGAACAAATAACAAGAAGATGCTTAATAACTTTGAGTGATGGTAGCAAGATTCAAGCTACCATCACCATCCCAAAGCCGACCAAACCCATCTTTCCTGAACAGATGGAAAGAAAGTTTATCGAGAACTTCAATAATTCGCAACCTCTTGCAAAAAACAAGGTTGTTAAGTGTCACATAATGAGAAATTAGCTTATGGAAGATTTACCTATTGGGTCTGAGATTACCCTGAATGTGGTCGAGGACAAGAAAGGAGAATGCAACGGATGCTTCTTTTACGAGTTTGCAAGTGATATGTACGCAGAAACTTGTACCGGATTTAAGTGCGGTAGTACCGAGCGTAAGGATGGCAAAAATATTCATTTTAAAAGAATCAAATAATATGGAACGAAATTTTAATATAGCAGAAATTCTAAAGGATAAGCCAAAAGGTACTAAGCTTTATGCTGATGCTTTTGGAGAACTTAGTATAGAAGAGATATGTACCGAAGACAATCATGGTATTACTCTTTCAGATAATTGTGGAACAGATTGGTTGTTTTATAATGATGGGAAATATAGCTGGCTCGGAGAGTCAATTTTAGTTCCTTCTAAAGAAATGCGTGACTGGCACAAGTTCGCTTGGAAGAAGGGCTATGTACTGGTTAGCAATGATAGCGACAGCCATATAATCTTTAATGGTTTCTCAAAAAATGATTATACTACATTTGAAGGTAAACACTGGATTAGTGTAAGTAAAAAGAGACATGTATCTTGTTTGAAAATGCAGAATGTACAAGACTATCATATTGAAGATAACAAAGATTCTGCTCAGACCTACATCAACGCTATTGAGAAATTTTGTGGTGGTAAACTTAATCTTGAAACTTTAGAGATTGAAAAGCAGCCTGAGTTCAAGGATGGGGATATTCTCTATGGCGAAAAAGATGAATTGCATACAGATGCGATATTTATTTTAAAAATAGTTAAAGGAAAAAGAAATTATTACGCTTGTCTAGTTCTTAATCCCTATATGACTTGTGACTATATTGGCATTGGTTTTGCAGGCAATAAAACACTTCGCTATGCCACAGAAGAAGAGAAGCAGAAACTCTTTGACGCTTTAGCTAAACAAGGCAAAGCTTGGGATGCTGAGAAGAAAATGATTGTGGACTTAAATCCAAAGGTTGATGAGCTAAAACCATTCGATAAGGTACTTGTCAAAGATAACACTTATGGAAGTTGGGAGCCAGCCCTCTTTTGGAAGAAAGTGGACGTAAAAGACCTTCATCCCTATAAGATTATAGGAGGTAAAAGATATAGATATTGTGAACCTTACGAAGGTAATGAGCACTTGTTGGACAACCAAAAATGTGGAGGGCTAATTATGGGCAATGAAGATTTAACGAATTGCATACCTTGGTATTGTAAACCACACTTTAAGTGTGAAGATATACAAGATGGTAAGACACAAAGAAGAATGCGTAGAAAGAATCAACTTAGAAAAAGAAAGGGTAGATTATGATAGACGATAAAGAAATTGATATTGCTGCAAGGGCACAAGCACTTAGCAAGCATATCAACGAAACTGCATATTTTCAGCTTAGAAGTATTGAAGATTTCAAGGATGGTGCTCGCTGGGCTATCAATGAGTTTTTAAAAGACTTGTGGCATCCTGCAAGTGAAGAACCTAATCACGAAGCGATAAGAACCTATATCTTGGGGGAAACAGAAGCAAGTGAGTCAGGCATACTTCCTATGCTATTAAGACAAAACACAAATTGGAAAGAGTTTGTTGTATCTCATAGTGTTACTAACTGGCTTTACGTTGACGATTTACTGCCAAAGGAAGGAGGAGAGAAATGAAAGAGAATAAACACTCATTAAAGATAAGTCGTAGCTTCTTTGGTGATACTACCCTTGATGGATATCCAATAGTAACATATTCTAATAATGAATTGAAGATTCTAAAGAACCTGCTAACACGGGTTTTGAGTGAAGTAAATGAATATATAAAAGACTAGGCGTATGAAAGAGCTTAAAGTTGGAGAAAGAATAACTGTTACTCTTGAAGTTGTTGAGCAGGATGGTTGCGATGGTTGTTTTTTTAGTATTGATGGTACGTGTTATAACCCGACCAGAAATGGTTGGGCAGATGGATTTCAGTGTGAACTAGAAGACCGTTCTGATGGAAAGAGTATGATTTTTAAACGGGTAAAGGAGTAAGTGTATGAAAGCAAAAGATTTAGCAAAGCAGCTTTTAAAGAATCCAGATTTTGATGTAATATTTAATATTATAGATAATGGAGGAAGTTTCGGGTTTAGTGTAAAGGAGTTTAGAAACATTGATATTACCGATATAGGATATAGTGATAAAACCATTATCCTCGGTGGTGAAGAGGTTTAAGCATCGTAAAAAGTAAAGCGTATGAATATAAATTGGAAACCAACTTATATCCCAGGAGATTTGGTATATAATCATAAAGGGGAAGTTATAAGAATTACAAGCTCTTATCTAAAAGGTACTAGACTCTTTTATTATAAGACTGATGAAATTGGTGGAAGTATAGGATGTATTTTAGAAGAAGCATTAAAGCCAATTCCTCTTACTCCAGAGATTCTAGAGAAGAATGGATGGAAGCTTCTTAAACATCATAAAAGAAATAGTTACGATGATGTTTCTTGGAGTAGTTATCATAAACCAGCAGAAACAAATATAAGCCTAATATTCTACCAAGAAGAAAAGGCATTTTTTCCATTTCTTTATGCACAAGAAATTTCAGAAGCACCTATAAGGTACATACATCAACTCCAGCACCTTCTCTTCGGGCTAGGACTTAACTCAGAAATGGAGGTGTAGGTATGATAGTAATATTTATAATAGGTATAGTATTGATTATATTTGGAGCATATTTGTTCTTGAAGGATTTTACGTATATGCTCCAAGGAGTCATACTTATGATATTAGGAGCAGGTATATTAGGTATCAGCTTGTCTTAAATAGTTTGATGTTTAACGCCTTCGGGCATAAATTTAAAAATATGACAGAAATAGAATTATACAACGAATTACAGAATGTAGAAGGTTGTTTGAAGATGGCAGATTTGCAAATATCAGAGCTTCGCAAAAAGAAGAATGATATAATGAACGACTTTCTGAGTCAATTACCTTTTCAGGAAGGTGACAAGGTGAAAGATAAAGATGGCAATATCTTTATCATAGAACGTCTAAAAGATGCTATATCTCTCGGAAAGAATGAAATCAAGGTTCATTTTCTTATCCGAAGAATAAAGAAAAACGGAGAACCTTACTGTTACGCAAACGAAGCTTGGGGAATTGATTATTTTTCCCTTAAGAAAGTAGTAGAGTAATAAACGATATAAATAGATAGTAATATGGATTTAGACAAATTAGAAAGGGCAAACACCTTAGCAAAGGGATTGCTACCTAAAGTTAATAAACTTTTAGATATACACAATTATTCTGATGGAACAATTGGAGAAACTCTCAAATGCTTATTGGGAAAAGATGAGGATTTCAGTAAAAAATTCACACAACTTCTTTCAGAAGTAAAACAGAGGTATCAAAAAGAGTTTGATGAGCTTTAGTAACTAACCGTCCTCTATGAGGACATAAATATAAGAAATATGGAAGATTTTCAGAAAAGAATGCTCGATGAGCATATTCAATTAGTAGAGCGTTTAAGCAAGTTGAACGCTGCCTTAAAGAAGGAAGGTTTCTTGCAGAAAGTAGGAGTTACCCAGTTTACTCTTATGACTAAGCAAAAGCTTGGTATGACATCTTATCTTGAAGCCCTTGAAGATAGAATGAGAGATATGGGCATTGAGGCTGATTATGTAGTAGAACAGCCTAAATGGAAGTGACAGAGTAATTAACCACACTCTCCTTGGCAACAGGAAGAGGGTAAAAAGAAGAAAATATGGCACTTAAATGTAAGACTTGTATTTACAGAAAGAAGGATATGAAGAAGTTCTTATTCTATTGCAAGAAAAGACATATAAGAGTTGGTGATCGAAGAAAGTATTGTGAGTTGTATGAGCCTAAGTAAAAAGGCGGTAGTTGCAGCTACCGCCTACAAATAGAAGACTAGGACTAGTCCTCAACCCAGAAGGCAAGCATTCTGCCATTCTTAGGATAAATAACCTTTCCGTTTCTTACAACGTAAGCACGAAAGATTAAGTGTCTTCCGTTTGTTTTTGAATCATTTATCATAACCAAGAAACTATTAAGTTCGCTACCATAGGATAGCTGCAATACCGCAAAACCTCTACAAACTGCGGTACACGAAAAAGCCCCTATGCTGCAACAAAGGGGCTTTGTAAATCTGTTGCCATAACTGTTTTAAGTTGTGTTTTATGCAAGAGGTTTACCTTAATAGAGCTTGGTACTCTAAATGATTCGAGTGCAAAGGTAGTCATTTATATGATTATATAAACAATAACAACGTTAATATGTTTTAAATATGGTCTAATTTAGACTACTCTAAAATAATATATAAATTTATAGTTGATTATGACAAGAGAAGAAGCAAAACAGCTATTGCCTGTTATTCAGGCATTTAGTGAAGGAAAATGTGTTCAAACTAAAACAGGTTCAGGCTGGGTTAACATGGAAAATATGAGCTTTGCAGGGAAACCTAAAGCATACCGCATCAAGCCAGAGCCAAAGTACCGCCCATTTGCAAACGCAGAAGAGTGCTGGCAGGAAATGCAAAAACATCAGCCGTTTGGATATACGTATGATAGGGTTAATGGTATAAGAGATTGTATCACAAAGGTGGCTACTACTGGTGTTTCGTACGATTCGCCAACTGTTGTTATATCTTTCGAAGAGATTTTCGATAATTTTGTTTTTGCAGACGGAGTTCCATTTGGTATAAAAGTAGAATAGTATGGCGTATTGTTTGTGTGATTTTTGTGATTACAAGGATAAATGCAAGTACTATCGAAAGGTAGTCGTTTGTCCTTATTTGAAAAAGTATGGAAGTATTAAAAGACATAAGTCAGTTAACAAAAGGTTGCGGAGTGACATTTATTAAAAATGATAAATTCCACTTCTACGAGTATCTTATGGTACACCCTAATCGTGAAACCTATTATCTTTTCATAGATTACTGGACGCAAGACGTTGTACGAATACACGTCAGCGAACTCTTAAATGGAGATTACTATATAGGTGAATATGATTCTGTTTTCGTTAATGAAAAGATGATAGAATTTTATAAACGTATGATTCACTGTCACGAGAATAGAATTAAAGAGAAGAGAAATTTAAAGGAATAGTTATGGCAACATATAGAATAGTAGATATGTATCGTAAAAGCAAGGCTGTTAAAGGCGTGCATTACGATTCTTGGAATAATCCAATCCTTGCTTATCGTGTAGATAAGAGACATTCATTGTTATTTGGACTTATCCATTATTGGGATTATGGTGCATATAACCTTTGCCCAGAGTATTTGTTTTCTTCGATTGATAAAGCAGAAGAAGCTATATTGAAGGTAGATAAAAGTAGAAGAGTAACAATTTTATATGAATAGCTTATGAAAATAGAAAATATAAAGTTTAAGGCAAAACGTTTAGATGATAATTCTTGGGTGTTTGGCTACTTCTACGAGGAGAATGGTAACACATACATCATTGAGAATCGTCAGAAAGAAAGCAAGTTAAACAGAAATCTCACTTATCAGGTTGACCCTTCTACCATCTGCCAGTTCACAGGGTTGACAGATGAGAATGGAGTTGAAATATACGAAAATGATATTGTAAAAATATACGATTGGGAAGAGGTAATTTGTAATGTTGAATACAAAGATTACGGATTCTGCTTGTGTGACAAACATTTTCGTAGTGGCATGATGCCTTTGGGTGTAACGTTAGGTAATTGTTATATCTATGTTGTAGGCAATAAATTCGATAAGGATAAGTAAGATAAAGCTATGGTAGATGTAAGTAATCAGCACTAGAATGAAGATGGAAGCATTACTATTATACTGAATAGTATTGAAGAAGTTGAGGAGTTCGTTGAGTGCATAAATATATTAAATGGAGTATATGATGAAGAATAATATTTTAAACTTAATCAAGTCAGCCGTTTGGTTTGTCTTGTGTTTGCTAGTAGGCGCATTGATATTTGAGGGCATTCGCTCGTTTGCTAATAGCAATAAACCCGCAAAGAAAATTGGTATGTCAGTATTCACAGAGGAAGGACACGATTATCTTGTTGTGGACACGCAACACGGAGTTTGTGTTATTCACGCAGAGAGCTGTCCTTGCCGTAAAAATAAATAGCGTATGAAGAAACTATTATTAGCGTATGCGATATTACTTGCAGGTTGCGCTGGCAAGACAGAAGCCGAGCATAAGCATATCGTAATTAGCAATGATTATCAGGACACCTGTATGATTGTTGCTAATGGATATAGAACAATACCAATAGAATGCAAGAAAGGCTGGTCGAAAAGCAAGAGCCATGGAACAATTACCATATTCTTGTCCGACAAAGGTAACAGTCAAGTATGTAATGTTAATAAGATAATTTGCAAAATAGAATAATGAAAATAGAAATCACAAGAGTAACCGACTGGCAGCGTGTTGTAGATGCCGCTCGGTTCACACAAGGCAAGAAATCGTTAGGACGTGAGCCAAGCGATGAGTTCAAGAAGCAGATGATTCTCAGCGAGCATTCACCGCTCAGAGAGTTGGAGTTCGATATTAAGATGTATGGCATACCATACTGGGTGAGCAACCATTTTGTTCGCCACGTTCATGCTCAGCCATTCGTTTCTACATCAAGACCAGATATTACTGGCTCCAAGGTATCTCGCCACGATATGCGGCAGGATGATTTGGTCAACTTGCAATTATCCCTGAATGCTCAGGAGATAATCAATATCTCGAAGCTGAGACTCTGCAACAAGGCATCCAACGAAACGAGAAAAGTGTGGTACTTTGTTCTTGATGAATTGGCATGTATCGAACCTTTGCTTGCATCCGCTTGCGTTCCTCAATGTGTATATAGAGGTTTCTGCCCTGAGCCGAAATCATGCGGAAGAACTGGAAGCAGTATATTTTCTGTCACAAGAAAATTCTACAAAAATCTTCAAATATACCAAAATAACCAATGAAATATCCAAAATATAACGTCAACGAATTTATAGGAGGGCACTTCGAGTACACCACTCCATGCCCTTTCGCCATACAAGGCAGATACACTCACGAAATCCTGATGGTAGGTAGTCTTGCTTGCCAGCGATGTGAATACTATCGAGGTGTCAACAAAGAAGATTGCATCGTATCTTGCGGAATAGTATAGTGCAGCCTATCTGCACTCATCATAATAATTAATCAGATTAACAATATGAATACAAAGAAAATCTCAATTATCCAACGTATCAAGGAGAAATTCCTTGGCAAGCAGTTCTTTATTGCAGTAATCGCAAACAAGGGAACCAGTTCCTACTTCGTCAACTCTACCATATATAGGTCAGAGAAAGAGGTGAAGGCTTACAAGAAGTACATCACCACAGACGAGCGCATGAAAGAGAGCTTCGATTTCGTAGGCTACTACTCCTTCCGTTCCAAGTTCGACTTCCGTATTCCTCTTATCGGAAAGCCAGTATCACTTGAAGAAGCGAAGGAACTGGCAAATAAGTAGTATCGGAGATAAAGTTAATAGATAATACATATCTTATCAATTTACTTATTATTTTTGTGAAATGAAATTCAAATATATAATATATAAAGTCAATGGTTTCAGGCATCGCAACAATTTTGTGATACTGGACGGAAGAGCGAACTCTGTCACACTCTCCAAGGGTATCTACGACCATATCATGCAGAAGGAGCGAACAGATTACTCTGTCTTCGTGTTCAGGTTATCAGACAGAAGAACATACGGATTCTGTATGCGTGAGGACTGGGAAGAACTTCGCAAGTCAAACACCGCCTTCACTCAGCTTCAATTCAATCAGGAGCATAAGAAGGTGGGATTCCGAAGCGACCTCCCTTCCATCACCGCCATCCTTGATGATTACAATCTTCCGCTCAACAGAATGGTTCGCCTGACCTGTATTCCACGCAAGTCAGGCAAAGGCGAGCCATACTACGAAATCATGCGACCAAACTAAAATTCAAGCACATGGCAACAAGACAAGAAGTAATTTTCGCAGGACTCACCAACTCTCCATCCGACTATGATTGTCAGGATGGAGAGTTGGCAACCTGCCTCAACCTCATCAACGAGGATGGGGCACTACACCCTATCCACCAGCCAGTAGTGGCAGAGCCGAACATCACGCTGGATGCAGGAGATACCATTGAATTGGTGCATAAGGTAACACACGATGAAGCGATTCACTCCCACTACATCATTCGTAAATCAGATGATACTTGGTACTGGATGGAAAAAGGTGGAGACGGAACCAAGAACGCCATCGACTTGAACCAGTTCCACGTCAATGCCGTAACAGCAGTTGGCAATATCTTATGTTTCGTTGGTGACGAAAAGACAATGTACGCATATTGGAAAGGTAGCAACTACACAAGTTTCGACCTTTCTTCACTCAACTATAGTGCAACAATCACCAATGTTAAGTCTGAAAAATGTGATGTATCAATCAGCCTTGGCGATGATTGGAATAATGCTTTTGAAACGAACAGACACTTCAACAATAACGTAGATACTTCTCTCAAAGGCGCATCTATCATATTCAACGAATTTGATGCCCTTATCAACAAACGGCTAAACGAAAGAGGCAAAGAATACTTTAAATATACGGTTTTTGGAATATTAGCTATCAAGTTATATGATGGAACCTCACACATCAATATATCAAATCCATTCATCCTTGCACCTGAAACATCATTCAACAAGTTTATCTGGTATCAGGAAAAGAAATCTGTAGGTACAAGTACAAGCCTTCACACCCACACCATCAACGTTAACATGGATATACCCGAAGGCTTGGAAGACCTCATTCTTGGTGTAGATGTTTACCTGTCACAGCCTGAATCTTTTATTGATACAGAGAAAAGAACAAGAGGTATTTCACGATACAAATGTTTTCTTTGGAACAGCAAGATGGCATCAGGAGTTAATTGTGATGCCTTCCAATATTTGTCAGAGGAAGATGTTTACCAGTCGTTTGAAAACAAATCCTTCTATCTTAGTACCAGTATCAATAAGGAAAAATTAGGCACAGACGTACCGCTCAAACGAGTGATTCAGACAGAAGAAAGTATATCCTTGGAAGACTTCAAGCGAAACTCTTTTGGAGGTAAGTGCTCTATAACATACAATAACCGATTACATATAGGAAATATAAAGAAAACCATTTATAACGCTTTCGATACAGATATTTTCTCCAAGAGAAAGATTTCTAATACACAGCTATCATTGAATGAGTATGTAGATATTGATGCCAGCGGCATCGCTACTACCGATTATATTTGTGATGCAGTCTTCAAGGTAAGCATCAGCGAAAATAGCATCAAGCGAGACATATACCACAAGGGTAAACTGCAATATCCTATATGCCCTATCTTGGCATATCCCAGCACGCTTGCTACGGCAATGACAATTTATTTCTATTTGCCGAAGTATAACAAATATTACTTAAAGAGGGTTTATCTGAAACCTTCCGAAACATTCGGGATGTCTTACTATATCAATATCAGCAAGAACCGTACCACTCCTATTGCAGTTGACAGACAATCTTCTGGTTCTTTGGATAACCAAGGATTTGGAGGAAGGGTTGATGCGCCTACAGAGGAGGAAAAAGCAGAATTGTCTGATTATATGTACCTATATCACGATGATGCTGGTCTTCCTGCTTTCATGCAAATATACCGCCACAAACTCCTTAAAAAGGATTCATCTAATGGAGCAGCAAAAGCAGGAAGTAATGGAGGTGGCAGTTTTGGAAATCAAAATGGAACGGTAATTTCATCTTCATATTATTGGGACAATACACCGATAGATACTGGAGACTTCACAGAAATTACCAAAGAAGAATATGATGCAGCCGTAAGTAATGTCGTGAATCAGAAATACATCACACAGAATCCAAACGTCATAAAAGTGAGCGAAGCCGAGAATCCTTTGATGTTCCCAGCAGCAAATTCTGTTCAGGTAGGTTCTTCTATCATAAATGCACTTGCCGCTAACACCCGACCAATCAGCGAAGGTCAGTTCGGTGAAGCTCCACTCTACGCTTTTACAGATGAAGGAGTATGGGTGTTGATGCTGGGCGAAGAAGGAACCTATGTGGCTCGCCAACCAGCCAACCGAGAAATCTGTTCCAATCCAAACGGAATCTTGCAGATAGATGATGCAGTACTCTATCCAACCAATAGAGGTATCATGATACAGCAAGGAAGAAATTCTATCTGTATTACAGACCAACTTGATGGTTATCCTTTCAACTTCATGGAAATGAAGTACGCTAAACAGATTATAGCCACCAACGAAACAGAGTCAGGAGAGATAAGTTATATCCGTTTCAAGGACTATCTTAAATCGGCTGATATGATTTACGACTACTACAATAATCGTATCATTGTCTTTAACCCGAACCAAGCATACGCTTACGTTTATTCGTTGAAGAGTAAGATGTGGGGAACGATGAAGAATGTGTTCAGCAAGCGAGTTAACATATACCCTGAGTCATACGCTACCAATAAGGAAGGCAAGATTCTTAATGTATATGTAGATGAACCATATTCCAATACTCCTTATTTCCTTTGCAGCAGACCTCTTACTATAAGCGACAAAGAGGTTTACAAGACTATATTTACTTGCATAGCAAGAGGATATTTCCGAAAAGAAATAAATGGCAAGTGTGCTATGGTTTTGTATGGAAGTAATAACCTCTTCGACTGGTATCTCATTAAGACATCAATCAACGAGTATCTCAGAGGAATAGCTGGCTCTCCATACAAATATTTCAGGGTTGCACTCATTGGCAATCTTGCCACAAACGAATCTATAAGCGGTCTATCTGCTGAGTTCCAGGAAAGATTACAAAACAAACTTAGATAATAATTTTCTTTTTCATTATAAAAACTAAAGGGTAGCAGTCCGTGATGGATAGCTACCCTTGCTTTATCTTAATCAAAAACCTTAAAACGGATGCAAAGCAATTCTTGCTCTGCCAGCCGACCGATTGCTTGCTTCCTTAATCTTCTGCTTCTTATCCTCAGCGAGTGCCCAGAACCTGTCAGCACCATCAGGATAAACAATCATCAACCATTCATAAAGGCATTGGTTCACAATATAATCATGAATATATACCGTCATTGTATGAACACTTGTCTTCGAGAAACCTTGCGGTATTCTCATAGCCAAGTAGTAGGCCTCCTCTTCATTGGTAGGCGAACCTATACACTCTTCCCACTCATTGGAATCAAAGCCGCCACCAAGCATTTTCATCTTGGTGTACCTGAAAAGCATTTCATTGCAGTCTTCTACTGCTGAATCAAGAATCCTTGCCAGTTTATCCCGATTACCATCCTCGCCTACATCATAGATATTGTGAATAGAATGGGAATCCGCTACAGAACTGGAGATAGAGTCGGCATAGACGGCAGCCGTATTCTTGATGTCAAACACCAGTTCTTTCTTTTGAAGCTCTATCATTACCTTGTACCCAAGGTTACAAACTCTGCATTCTTGCATACACACCTCCTTTCTTATGCGTTAGGATCCGTTCTGCTTGGTCTCTCACGTCTGTTGAAGACCTCATGCAGGTTCTTGATAGCCGCAACCGACAATTCTGCATACGTCTTCGACTCGTTAGGGTTGGTAATAATAAACCAGTCCATCACAGCCTTGTTGATAATGTAGTCATGGATAGAACTTGTAAGAGCATCCTTTAAGGCGAGCGGATAGTTTGATGGAAGGGACAGGCTGATAACAATATTGGTACTATCATCAATCAACTCGTTGGAAGCTGTAGTACCATTGTCAGTTTGTACTGATTCACTCAACTCCACAAGCAGTTGACTATACGCATTCTGAATACTACGCAATGCCTGATTTTTGTCTTCATCATCATCGCTCGCCTGAATATTACTTGCCGCCTCTGCATCCATATCGGCAGCCCTTCTACTACGTCCTGTCAGGAACGCTTTATTTTGGAAGTCGTAAATGAGTTCACTCATATACAACGTAATCGTTAGACTTTTTCTTGCCATACTATGATATTTTAGTTCGTGTCGGTTTCTTTTTATAGAACGCTTTGTCCTTGATGTCGAGCAATAATGCAGCAGCGTTATCTGCATATTCCTTTACCTTATCGTTAGCAGTAATCTCGCACCACTTCCCTATAATGCTATTTACCATGAACGAGTTGGCTGACGAATTGATGGAACTGAGTAGATTTTCATCGAATCTGCTTGGCATTTCGAGTTCCCAAGTGATAGTCCCATCTACTCCTGAGCCACCTGAGATAAATCGTTTCAGAACGTTTCTTAGCGAATCCAAAGACTCATTAAAGAACCGCTCAATCATCGCCAAGTCAGCATCCGTCACGAATATCTGGTCAAAAGCCGATTTGCCATCCTCTACGGTTGTCTTCTTACCTATGTAGGCAGTAGTCTTCGCTACCTCTTCATAGATGTCACTTTTCCTGATTACCAATGTGAAATCTGCCATTCTTTATCTTTTTATAGAGTTTATAACCTAATATGATTAGCAGCATACAAAGTGCGCCAAATGACCATACAGCATACTTCAACTGGAACTGCTCCCACTTGGATAACTCCTTCTCTACAGGATAGGGCACTGGGACGGAATCTCTTTTCAGGAAGGAATCTACCTTAACCTTATACACATTCTTGAAGATAGTTTTCTCATGCCATCGGTCAAGGTAACAGGTATCTCCCTTTTGTCTGAGATATATAGAATCACGCACAAAAACGCTATCGTAAGTATGCAGCGTATCGTGTTTTATCACATTCTGATATACAATTTTTTCCATCGGAATGTACTTCGTTTTGCATCCCGACAGAAGAAATGCCACCAGCAAGATACCAAGCACGTAGAGTGCTACTTGCCAAAAATAAGTATCATACCACTTTGTTTTCATAGACTAAACATTGAAAACCTTCTTTGCTCTTGTTAGGAACTTTCGCCTTGATTCCAATCCGTTAGTTCCACCATTGATGGTCTTGGTAATAGCCACGAAACAATCACTATCAGCCAGTTTGTTCAGGTCGTGCTTCCACCACCACCACATCGCACTCTTGGTTGCACCCAAAGGCTTCTCCAGCAATTCAGGATGCTCCATGATGTCACCAGTACAGTGCTTGCTATTCTGATAAGCCTGATAGTTCGCCCTGCCTGTAATCTGTATCAATCCCCTACCACGATACTTATACCCGTCACCATCTTTCAGGTTTCCGAGCATATTCTTCAATCTGCCAACATCATACTTACGGAAGTAGTTCTTGTTGCCGAGTTCCTTGGTATATCTCAGTTCGCCACTCTCATGAGCAATCTGAGCCAAGAAGTGAGCCATACGTATAGGAGTATCAATATGATACGCCTCAGCATAACCATTAATGTAAGGCAGAAAATCATTCACCTTATCCTTGGCATTCGGCATAATAGCCAAAATCTGTTCTCTTGTTACCTTCATAATCACTTGCCCTCCTTCACTTGTTTCAGCATACTTACGAGTTCGTCCTTCACCTTGCTCTCAAAGTTGCCTAATTTTGTCTTAAAATAAATGTTCACTCCGAATATTGCTCCAGAGTAAACAAGTGCTTGACTGATGTACCAGAGCACACCATCCGAAATAATATAGTTGTTCAGAAAGAATGACAGGAAGGCAAGGACGATTCCGCTAACTACCATTCCAATGGCTGTACCATATTGCAATCCTTCACGTACATTTGGAGACATAACTTATCTTTTTTTAAATATTAATAATACGCAAAGATAAGCTATGCCTTTCAATTCATCATCTTATCCGTTAATGTTATGCCATATCTTGCTCGTTGGATACAAACAGTCTGGGTCTTGAAGGTATTCTATCGCCATCAACACTACCATTTCCTTCAACTCCTCTGCATCCCCACTATATCGCTCCAGCAGAACATGATGGTCACTCCTCAGTAAATTCATAGTTACCGACAAGTCATGGATGGTATAGTCTGATATATCATCCTTATGTTTATCGAAAACCTCCTTTATTTCTTCGTCCGTAAAGAAAGGAGCCATGTGCTTTGTCCCATCAGCATCCTCATACCACATCTTACTGATAGCATCATCAGCAAAGTACTTGTCAAAATGTTCTTCACTCAAAACACCATGCACCATCGCACATAGATGATGCACCTCTACATCGCTCAATTTGCATGAGAGATACTTACCCATAGCCTTAGCTATACTCAACATCTGTTCAGGAGTCATATCCTGCTGATACTTTTCGACAAACTCTACGAAATTCATATCTATAAAATTTAAAAGTTTATGATGCTGCAAAGATAAGAATATCTTCAACGCAGCACCATAAACTCGCAAATATTCCTGTAGCTATCTGAGTATCAGATAAATACAGTTACGATAAAAACACCTCCTTTCTTTATTCGTCCTTATATTTGGTTCGTTTCTCTTTGCCCCTCGCCCAGATGTCGTTTTTCTTGCGTTTCGACACCTTGCCGAGTACATCATTTTCGTAAAGTTCGGGCTTATCTTCCCTACCTTTAGTCTCTGTAGCTATACCATTATTGGGATTGCTACCTTGGCTGGTATCGGGTTTTCCGTTGCCATACCATTCCTTGTCACTTGGTTTGTCTGCAATCATACTATTATCTATTAAATTAATAACTAAATTAAGCAGCAAGCGGTGGGGTCTGTCCGTCAGGACTCACTCCCTGACCGCTCATCATCTGCTGCAACATCGCCTGAGCCTTCGGATTGCTCTGTGATGCCTGAGCCACTTGCGCTTGCAACTGAGGAGAGAATCCTTGTGGAGTCTCACCATTCTGAATGGCTTGCTGGTTGGATGCAACCGATTGCAGCAACTCCTCTCCAAATGGGAAATCTCCTACTTGCAGCAACTGCTCCAGTGTGATAGCCTGATTCTGCCACAAGGTCATAAGGAACTCATTCGCCATCTGTCTATAAACAGGAGTAGCCGTACTTTCCGTGATATTGATGTCAAACTCAACGTCTCGTATCTTCTTAGGGTCATAGCGTACAATCTGCCCTGCCCTACCAACGATATTGAAGTTGCGAGCCACATCATAGTACTGCTGCATATTCTTCACGGTCTTGTAAGCACCATCAATGATAAACTGGCTGAAACTCTCCAATATATCAAGCAGCGACATGGTGGCATTCTGAGTCTGCTGGGCATAGAGTGAACCACTCGTTCCTGAAACTCCTGGCTTTCCTTGTAGAGCACCATTCACTCCAGATATATCCTCAAAGAACTTCAACTGATAACTGAGCAAATCACCGATACCGATATTCGTTGAGTTGTTCGCCACTTGCTGAGGAACCTGACCGCTCTTGTTTGGCTTGTATCTCACCACACCATTAAACCTACTCCACTCATCGCAGAAATCATCCCAACTCATATCGTCAGGCAGACAATCCTCAGGGCACAGAAGTACACCCTTGGCACTTGCACGCATAATGAAGTCGTACATCGTGATAAGTCGGTTAACATATCTCTGCTGGTCAATCACATCTTCCACGAAACTGTGAATCTCACCATCTATAAACGGATAGAACTTAAAGCAGTATGGATGCTCTCCATGAGCATAAGGAGTCTCACCCTCTCTCAGAATATCACCGAAAGGAGAAAGGTAATAGAAATGCCAGTAATCATCCATGAACCACTCAGCTTCAATCAGAGGAATATCATCTTCCGACATACCAGCAGCCAATCCTCTCTGTCTTCTGTCCGCATTCTCGGCATCTACAATATCAGCCTTATCCTCAATATCAATCTTGAAATCATCGCCATTGTTGTAGTCGTGGCATCGGTATCTCGGTTTACTCTCCTTGCGCCAAACCTCAATCACTCGGCAGAGCGAAGGATTGGCAGGATTCATGAAGTCGATGGTTTTAGGGTCGAACTCACCAAATCGCTGAGTGCAGTCTGCAATCACGAAATCACGGTTAGCCGCCAGTCTGTATATCTCCTTCAACTTACGAGCCTCATCAGGAGACTTGGCAAACTCTCGCAGCACGTTGCCGATGGTGATGTCATGCACCTCTCCCAAGCAACTCACGTCCCAACCACGGAAATCCCTCATATTGTTATCTATGAAGAAATTGTTCGGGTTCACGTAGTCCGTCCAGCAATCCAACCTACCTCTTCGCCATCCATATTTTTTCTTATAGATAGCAGCACCGCTTATCAGGAACTCTTCCATGGTTCGGGCATCCAGTTCCGCCTCTCGGTTCAGTTGTCGGCTGCATTGCAGCACCACGCTCATGGTCTCACCATATCGTTTCTCATCCTTATCTCTGGCGTTGCAGGTTGGTTCCTTGCTCTGGGAGCGATATACACCAAGCACATTCTTCACCAATCTTCTGATAAGGTTGTTCTTTAATGGCTCGCTACCCTGCTCACGGATATAGTCTTCCTCCCTGATACGCTTTTTAAAGCCACACTTACTTTTGAACTCAATGGTATCTCCCCACTGGTCTCCATAGCAGTATCGCTTGTTTCGTAATCTTCGCTTTCGGAAGTTATCCATATTGTCGTAATATCGCTGAGCCTCCAGCAGGACAGCATACGCTCGTTCATAGGGCTGGTCGTAGTGTTTGAAACTCTGCTTGACGGTATCAAGTTCATCTCTATCCACCACCTTGCTCAGCGACATCAACTTAGCCTTATCATTTTTCTTTGCCATGATTATTGTGTTTTAGAAGGTTCTGTTATGTTGGCAAGTCCAAATGCCACGGACTTCAAACTTGAAGCTGTATCAGTATCACCAAGTGTCGTACAAACCAAAGATGCAGCCATATAAAGAATTGACTCCTTCAATTTCTTGCACATGAATATGACACCGTTGTCTATATAAGGAATAGGTATGTATGTGCAGTTGAGCGTTTCCGTAGCAGTCTTGCAAGTATATAGCTCCAATTGTAAGTCACCATTGCTTTGAACCACGGCAGCGATTGGACGTTGAGGATTTCCACGGACTCCAAAACGATTGCTCTGCCAACCATACTCATCGTCCAACTCAGAAATTATCTTAGCAGGTCTCTCCCATCCAGACATCCTGACACTCAATAAGCGCAACAAGTCCTTTGGAAGCGGAACCTTACCAACATACATGCCGTTGTTAGCCTCCATCCGTAAGCTGCCATTGTCCTTGTAAGAATAGCCTGATAACATCTGCAATGGAGCATTGGACTCTATCAGTTTCGTTGCGTCAACCAACTTGCTCTTGATAATCTCACCCTGAGAGAGCGTATCGGAATCCGTTGGTATCAACTCTGCATTTTCTTGGTTACGGTCAAGTATATTTTTGATTTCCCTAACCAAACCTTCAACCGCATAACTATCCATATTACTCCAGTCCTTCTAGTTCAACACCCTTTTCCTTGGCAATAGCCAAGATGTCTTCCTTGGTCTTCATCTTTGAACGGCTCACACCATAGGTCTCAGCCAGATAGTCCTTGGCATCCTCAACGTCTGTCACTACGTGGGTCTTTTTCTCGTCAGCCACTTTCTTCTTTGCCTTGGCAGCAGCCTTCTTCTTTGCCTCAGCAGCTTCCTTCTTCTCGTCAATATTCTCCACCAAGAAGAACTTGTCGTTGAACCAATAATGAGACTCGATAGCCTTCTGTACCTTTGGGTCTCTTGTCATATAGACACTGCTGCCCGTACTCTTACCCTCAAAGACAATGCGCATTCGCTCATTACCTACCATAACGCTGAATGCCAAATCAGTACCTGCTTGATATTTATTAAACATGATTATACCTTATTATATATATGTGTTACTAAAAAAGGGATGGGGCAAGTGCCCACACCCCTCACTATTTGATGAATAAATTTGCAATTCTACTTGCTGTTAGGCAGCAGCCTTGTTCTCGCCAGTTTCAGAAGTGCCCTCTGCTGAAGGAACCGCAGCAAGGCGCATACGAGCGTGTGCCTTAGGGTACTTCAAGTACAGACAAGCTACCTCCTGAATAACTACTGCATCGGTGTTACGGATGCCAGCCGCCTTCAAGTCGAGCACGTTTCGTGTCCAAGACAAGTGTACTCGCTTAACCAAGAACTCAGGGTCAAGGGCAAAGCCGCAGTCACTCATGCCGAAGAGGTCGAACAACTCTGAGTGAATCATCAGCACCTCACCAAAGTCGGTCTCCCAACTCTTGAACTTCAACTTCCAAATATCAACGGTGTCTTTCAAGCGGAACTTGTCGGAATCAATCTTACTGAATGCACTCACGAAGTCAGAACCAGCGATAATCACCTTGCGTTTGTTGCCGATACCAGTACCCACAAACAAATCCTTAGAAATGTCAACCAACTCCAAGTCGGTAATCACTCGCTCGTTCTTGTTGTAGCCCTTCTTCATATCATCAGCAGTAGCAACATGACCTACCTCGATGTCCTTACCAGCCATCCACCAGATACCCTTTGTAAACCACTGGGCAGAACCATTCTTAACCTCGTGCTTGATACAAGCCATATCTCCAAAGAGGTAAGTACCCTCCATGGCAAGACGCATATCATAGATGCTATCCTCCTCAATGTCCGAGAAGTCCCAATCCACTCGCTTAGCAGCAATCTTATCGAAGGTACTCTGCTCAACCTGAATCATGAAGTTCTGACAATACTGAATCTCAGATGCAGGAAGGTTGTTGAAACGACCTGTCTGAACGTCCATTTCACCACAACTCTTAGCCATACGGATGAGCTTCTGACCCTTCTTCAAGGCTGGAATACCGATAGCCTGCTTGTTAATCAACTTACCATTTACGGCATACACAATCGGATAGCCCTCTGTGTCCTTACCGCAAACGCAAAGTTCCAAATCAGGAGTAGGAGCATCAGTAATGGTTGAATAAGCAACACCCTTATAGTTGGTAATCGCCTTCACACCTACCACTCGGATGGTATCATCCAGCGTAAACATGGTAGGGTCTTCTACCTTCAATGTCATAGATGTACCAGTACTCTCCACTGTTGCTTCCTTCACGGTTGTCTTGATAGGACGTGTACCGATACTCCAATACTCAACTACAAACGAGTTGGCAGACTTGGTTGTCGCATAGCGTGAAATCTGATCAACTGGAGTAGCCATAGGACGAATCTTGGTAATCTTCTCATCAATGTCGTTCAGGTAATACTCCGTACCATTCTCGTTAAAGTGCTCACGACCCTTCGTCTCAGTCTTGATACCATCATCCTGACGTGCAGCACCACCATTGCCAGCCTCGCCAGCAGCAGGAGCACCACCAGCCTCGGCAGCATGACCACTCTCGGTACTACCGCCATCAGGCAGATTTGCCGCCTCAGCCATGATAACCTGACCATTCACTCCAAAAATAACTGCCATAACCATCAGAAAGACGGAAAGCAGCCGATTAAATGTACTTTTCTTCATTGTTATTCTGAATATTAATTAAACATTATATATTATCTTTTCACCTTGTCGAATTATCGAATGTGTGTTCTCTTCTCGTTGCCACGCTCCCAGACGTTACCCCTTCGTGATACCCTGCCCACAGCACCAAGGTCAGGCTGGTTATCCGTCTGCTTGGTCTCTGCATTGGCAGAATCAAGGTCAGCAGTACCATCGCCCTTCTTTCTCAGTTCAAGGTTCTTGACGTGCTTGCTGTTCTTGCCGCGAACCTCACCCTCATGGGCAGCATCAGCCACATCGGTATCATGATTCTTTGCCTTGATGAACGCAGTAATCATTTCCTCTGTAAACTTGCCAGTCACCACATTGCGCATAGTCTGAAAACATTGGTCGATAGCATTGTTCACCGCTTCCTCGCCATACTTCTCCTCTAACTTGTCGAAGACTTCATAGCTGGAAGGCATGTTCTTGTCATACTCCTCCTGCAACTTCTTGCCGTTGGCAGCATTCTGCAAGAACTCAGACTGAGCCGATGCAATCTCATCCGCATTGTCAGGGTCTGAATAGTAGTCAATAGCATCCTCGCCATGCGTACGAATCAGCTCAGCGTAAGGACTCTTGCCAGCCTTCATCGCTTGAAGGAAGGTAGCCGCCTCAGGGTCACTACCAAGCCAATCGCCCATAGCCTTCTCGTTATCCTTGTAACCCTGCAAAGCCTTCTGGTCGGCATCATAATCATCATTGATTGCCCCATAGATAGACTCATCATCCGCATACTCCGTATCAGGATGGCGGGTCTTCAAACGCTCCAAAGCCAAGTCTCTCTTGGTCTTGGTGTCTTGCTGTTTTGCAGCACCAGCATTCTGCTCTGTATTTGTATTTCCGTCCATATATATATGTATAAATTTATAAATCAATGCCCAAAAGTAACACTTTTCAACTTATTATTAATCTTATCCGTTAACTATACTTAATCATATCCGATTAATTTGGTTATTTCAATACATTTTTGTATCTTTGCATCATATACGATGAAACATAAAGGCTCACGATGTGACTTTACAAAGGAACGTGACGCTGACATATTGAGGGCTTACAAGAAGATTATATCAGTAAGAGACAATATAGGCATCTTGGAGATTGAGCGAAGACTATTGCAATCTCCAAGCAAACGTTTTTGGGTTTCTTCTGACCGAGCATACAACGTAATTCTCAATATGCTCAATGGTAAATCCATCAGCAGCATGAATCCGCAGAAAAGAGCAATGTTTCAGGAGATTTTCCGAAGATACAAGATTTATTCCAAGGAGCATCCTTCTCTCACCAAGATGGATGCCATTTGGCATGTGTGCAATCAGGAAGCACCGAGTTTCTATCTCACTCCAAAATCCATGCACGTCATACTTCATCGGGTGAGGAAGGAGGAGAAGAAAAGATGCAACGAACTTCGTCAGAGAAGATTGCGCTTTATGCAGGGTACATTATAATAATATGTATCACGCTCATAGGATATGATGGCATGGGTCTCTTTGAAGGTTGCTCTATTCTGAACCGACTAAGCTACCCTTTCTTCCATCAGAACATCTTTCATGCAGCCATCAACCTCTATGTGTTTCACCAATGTTACCGAGCCATTCCTTGTGACATCGGTCACATGGTAGCATTCTATCTCATAGCCATCAGCTATCCCTTCACTTCATCCGTACCAATCATCGGTCTCAGCGGATTTATCTATGCTTACATGGGCTTTATTGCTCCCTATGTAGAGAATAAGGTAAGATACAATCTCACCATTCTCCTATATATCTGTATTGGAATCTTCTTCCCTTGCATGGCAGTTGGAGTCCACATCTATTGCTATGTACTTGGTCTGTTGTGGGGTTATCTAAATGCACCGCTATGCCAAGACAAGTAACCGCCAAACTGACTGATGCACTCGACAAACACGTATTGGGCATCCTGAAGGAGAACGAGAAGCGCATCAAGAAAATCAACACACCATTCAATCCTATCAAGGGTGAAGGGTGTGGAGATAAGCGATTCCTTCTCTTCCTTCCTGATTTCCCGATACAGAGACAGCAGCTTCCAGTTTCAATGAAGAAGATTCCGCTCGTCAAGATGCTCATCGAGTTTGGTAGCTGCAAGGCGGTAATTGAGGAACTGCACAAGGATATAGACGAGCCGTACAACCTAGAGGAAGAAATGGAGCAACTGGTGGAGCAGTTTACTCGCATCAGGATGAAACACGACCCCTTCTTCTTCTTCGCCACGTTCATCTATATCAAACCAAAAGGTGGAGGTCTCCCCTTCCGTTTTGTTGTGAGAAGACCGCAGAGAAGACTGCTCAGGTGGCTGGAAGAGCGAAGAAAGAAGAATCGCCCTATCCGTCTTATCCTACTGAAAGCAAGACAATGGGGAGGTTCAACGGTTATTCAGATGTACTTCTTGTGGCTGCAACTCATGTGGCAGAAGGGTCTCAACTCACTCATCGTGGCTCAGGTCAAGGACACGGCAGAAACCATCCGAGGAATGTTCGAGGAAGCTCTGAAAAACTTTCCTACCAAGTTCCTCTACGAAATGGGAGAAGAATTCTCTGAGAACGAACCGAAGTTTGTTGGTGTCGGAACATCAGGAAACGTCAAGAAGGTTCCTCAGCGATTCTGCAAGATTAAGGTGGGTTCCATGGAAAGACCGTTATCAGCCAATGGTGAAGACTACAACTTGGTTCACCTTTCCGAGGTGGGTTTGTGGAAGAAGACGGACGGAAAGTCTCCTGAGGAGGTGGTGCAGAATGCTACCAATGGTATCTTATACCGACCATACACGATGATTGCCTATGAATCCACCGCCAATGGTACTGGAAACTTCTTCCACAAGGAGTGGCTTGCAGCAGTCAAGGGAGAATCTCAGTTTGAGCCGTTCTTTGTTCCTTGGTACGAGATATACGATATGTATCATCTTGAATTTGAAAGCAAGAAACAGAAGGTAGAGTTTGCCAAATGGCTATACGAGAACCGCAATAATACCAACACGATGTCCGACCGAGAAGAGCCAGGCACCTATCTTTGGAAGCTATGGAATCTTGGTGCTCCACTTGAAGCCATCAACTGGTATATTGCCGAGCGCAAGAAGTTCACCGACCATGCCGATATGGCTGCTGGCTACCCTACCGATGATATTGAGGCATTCAAGCATTCAGGAGCCAAGGTGTTTGCCGAAGCCAAGGTTGACAAGTTCCGAAAGGGATGCCGTGCGCCTAAGTTCATCGGTGATGTTTATGGTGACGGATATAAGGGTAAGAAGTGTATGCAGAATGTCCGATTCTGTGAAGACAAGCAGGGTCAGTTGTGGATATGGAGCAAGCCTGAAACCTTTGATGATTGCAAGGTGATAAACCGCTATCTGGTCGTCGTGGATATTGGTGGACGTAGCAAGAATGCCGACTGGTCTGTTATCTGTGTCTTCGACCGATATTGGATGATGGAAGGCGGCAAGCCGTATGTGGTAGCACAATGGTATGGGCATATTGATATGGACTTGCTGGCGTGGAAGGCTGCTCAGATAGCCAAATACTACAACGATGCTCTGTTGGTGATTGAATCCAACACCTTGGAGACGAAAGACAAGGAGCATATCTTGGAAGGTGGTGACCAGTCTGAGTTTATTCTGAATCAAATCAAGGACGCATACGACAACCTCTACGCACGCAAGCAGAGCGAATCAGACATCAAGAATAAGGTTCCAGTGAAGTACGGATTCCACACCAACGTGGCAACCAAGCCAATGGTTATCTCAGTATTGGTTCAGGTTATCCGTGAACAACTCTATGTAGAGCGAGACGATAGATGCTTAGATGAATATCTCACCTACGAGAAGAACGGAACCGTATATGAGGCAGCAGACGGAAAGCACGATGATTTGCTCATGACCAGAGCCATCGGACTCCACATCTGTTTCAATGAAATGGAAATGCCTAAGATGATAGAGTATAAGACAAGAGTAATGACAAGAAAAGTTTCTGTTTCGGCAGCAACCATCATATAGTTCAAACTAAATAATTACGATTATGAAAGTAACAAAGATTTTCAAGCGCATCAAGTGCGAAATCATGTACCGCCAAGCTACGGCTAAGGCAGACTACGCATCCAAGAAGAACCATGGAGAAATCTTCTATGTTCTTCCTACACAGAAGGGCAACCTGATGATTATGAACCGCTCACTATTCGAGACGTTCAAGAGGGCAAAACTGGTTGACAACGACATGAAGGTTAGAGACCTGTTCAGAGATTGTGTCTATCATACCAACTGCAAGAGCAAGAAGTGTAAGGCGAGCCGCAAGCGCAAATTCCTAAGATGGAAAGGACTTATTTAACAGTACTTCATTAACTGATAAGGTTATACAATTAGAATAAAAATATAACTTTGCAGAAAAAAAGGACATGGCAGAAACTATCAATACACAGACTACTGGATATGAATGCGTTGGCATTGAAAAGATAGAACAGACTTACGAAGGTCTGTTCGACAACAAGCCAAACATCATAACCATATATCTTACAAACGGAGACACTCATCAGTTTAAGGTGATGAATGGCTCACAAGGAGTAGGTATAGACAGGATTGAGCAAAGGCAAACGTCCACCGTTAGTGGTGGAAGAAATGAGTTTGCCATTATTCTCACGAATGGAAAGGAATATACGTTCTCTACATACAACGGAAGCGGTGGCTCTGGGTCAAGTGGTAGTTTCAACCAAGTCCTACAGCAGCTGAACAACTTGTTGATGCCATCAGGAAAAAGCTACCTGTATTATAACGGAAGTGGCTTTGAGTGGAAATCTCCAGATGGTTCTACAGGTGGTGGCACGGCAGACCTCTCTGAGTACAGTTGGTGGGGAAGAAAGTTTGACCCTGCGTCTAAGTCGATTACAGGCGAAATGTCTAGTGTCACCGGTATAGAGTTCCAATCAACAAATGGGGAAACAGTCATCAGAAAGAA